TTTTACTTTTCAAAAAGGTTACATTGAAAACTGCAAAAATGCAATTGAAAGTTACAAAAAACAAATTGAAAAATTAAGCAAATAAAAAAACAAGGGGTGCGACTTGATAACGCACACTAATTTAAAAACTATGAAAAAACGAAACGAAATTTTAGACTTCCTGGAGACTCAGCAGCAGGAAAACAATTTAACTGCAAATCAACTACACTTGATTATTCAGACGTTGACGACATTTTTAGAAGACGATCAATTACAGGAGGTAGAAAATTTATTTAACATTTTTAAAAAATAAAAGTTATGTATAAAATTATTTCAATAAGCAAATACGGCATAGAAGAAATTGACAGTGCAGAAACAATGACTGAAGCACTTTATTTATTAAAAGAATATCGTTTGGCATTTGACAGCGATTTCCAGATAAAAATAAAAAAACAAAACTAACCAATTTAAAAACTAGGAACTATGAATATGAGTTATTGCAGATTTCAAAACACATTAAGCGATTTAAAAGATTGTTATTACAATTTACCAGAGGGCGAATTATCACACGCAGAAGCCACAGCCTTTGCGCAATTAGTTATGCTATCTAAAGACATTGCAGAAAGATTTAGTGAATATGACTATAACGAGCTAAAAGATTTAGCTATAGAAAATTATAACCATGAACAATAAACAATTTAAAAAAACAAACACCATGAAAGACTACAGGATAGAATACCAAGACAAAGACCAAAACGAACTTTTTTTATCAATCGTAACGGCGGTTGATCTGGAGGACGCGACTAATTTTGCGAACAAATTAATGGCTTCAACAAAATTAAATGATTTATTCACTTTTGTAATAACTGAACTATGAAAAATTTAATCAACTACTTTACACCAACGACTGAGGAACACAAATCTTTTTTAAAGCACTTTTTAAGCACTCTAACAGCTTTTATCGTGTTGGGTGGTATGTTCTATTGTTTAATGTATTTAAAAGCGCTGTAAAATGGAAAATAGAAATTTAGAATTATGGAACAGGGGTTGGGAATTAACCTACGAATTTTTAGGTTGGCAATACTCAATGGCGGGGACTTGGGAATTTAACGATTACGACGAAGTCAGCGAGTTTGCATTTATTGAATTAGATGTTGCAGTTAGTCAAAAATGGATAATTGAAACGGACGACCATTTACAACCGCATATTTTAGGGGTTCGTCTTTTAGAAGATTTACGTTTAGAAATGCAGGAAATAATAAACAGCGATTTAGAAAATTACAATTTCTGGGAATGGAAAACGAGTAACGACGAAAGTAATTATAATTTTTACTACGAACTATGAAAGCAGGAACAATTTACGATCAATTAGACTGGTGGCAAAGACAGTGGCGCGGATCATTCGACTTACACCTTTATTTAGAAGTTTGCAGAATTAAAAAAAACGAGAACCAAAAACAAAAAACTATGAAAAGATTTAAAGCAACGTTTAAAACTTGGGCTTATGTTGGGGCACCTGTAAAGTTAGAAACACGAATTGTTGAGGCATACGACACCCAGCACGTTAAAAACTTGATCCAAAAAAATGACGATATTATCGTTGAAATTAAACAAATAGAAAAATGATAGAACTAATAAAAAAAATAATAGAACAAGACGGACTTGCACAGAAAAACCGTAAAGCTGAAATAGTACACAGGAGAATTTATTTATTTAGAATGCTTCGCGAAGACGGTTACACACTAAAAAGAATTGGGGCCCTGTTTAATATGAACCACGCAACAATATTACACGGTTTAAGGAACTACCAAAACTTAACAGACGTAAACGACAAAATTTTTAAACATGACATTGAGTATTATAAACTCCTTCTAAGTTTGGAGCGCCCGGAACTTGATCTATTGAAAGAAATTAAAGAAGCAAAAAATTTAGTTGACTTGCGTAAAATTCAACGACGAATTAAAAACAACTTTTACTAATGGCTGAGGATAAAAAAAGTTTTTTATTGTATTGTGATGTTTTACACACAGTAGAAAAATTAAGCGATCAACAAGCAGGTAAATTGTTTAAACACATTTTAAATTATGTAAATGATTTAAGCCCGGTATGTGAAGACTTAATAACAGAAATAGCATTCGAACCGATTAAGCAAAGTTTAAAGCGCGACTTAATTAAATGGGACGAAAAAATACAAAAACGCAGTGACGCCGGGAAGGCGGGAGCTAACAAACGTTGGCAAAATATAGCAAACGATAGCAAACGCATAAAACCGATAGCAAAAATGGCTGTTAGTGTTAGTGTTAGTGATAGTGTAATAAATACATATAGACGCTTCGCGCATTTATCAATTACAAACGATGAAATAAAAAAGCTATTAGAAAAAAATACACAGGAACAAATTGACAATGTTTTAAACGATATTGAAAATTACAAGGGAAATACTAAATATAAAAGTTTATACTTGACAGCTTGTAAATGGCTGCAGAAAAACGAACCGACTTCTGAAGGTATTTCACCGGAGGAATTAAAAGCAAAAAAATATGGATATCTTAAATAACGGTTCAGCGCTAGAATATTTATTAAACTACAGGGACGGAAAAATTAAACACGGTTTAGAACTTGGAAATGGACTTGATGACTATTTAAAATTTAAACGTAAACAAGTAAATATAATTTTAGGACATGACAACGTTGGTAAAACATATTTTATAAACTGGTATTTTTTAGCACTTGCTTTAAAACATAAACTGAAGTTTATTATCTGGAGCGGGGAGAACCAGCACGGGCAAATTTTAAGGGACTTAATACAAATGTACTCCGGAATTCATTTTAAAAAATTAACACACGAAGAAATAAGGAATTACAGCGCGTATTTAGAACAATACTTTACATTTGTAAAAAACGACAGGTTATATAAACACGAAGAATTATTTAAAATCTTCAAGGACAGCGAAGCAGACGTTGCGCTTATTGATCCATTTACAGGCCTTGACAGGAATATGACTTACGAAGGAAATTATAATTTCATGAATGCAGCACGTCAATTTGTAAATCAAACAGGAATGACGATTTATATAAATACGCACCCAAACACAGAAAGCGGAAGGAATTCTAATATTTATTCTGAAGGAGATTTTAAAGGACACTTAAAAGCACCCTTAAAAGATCACGTTGAAGGGGGTAAGGCCTTTACAAATCGTTGTGATGATATGATTGTTATTCACAGACTAATAAAACATGATGTTATGAAATATGTTACTTGGGTAAGCACTGAAAAAATAAAAGACATAGACACAGGCGGCAAACATACCGGGCTTAACGATCCTGTTTATTTAGAATATAATTACGGTTTAGGCTTTAAAGTTTATGGAAAAGACGTAATTTCGGAGTATAGGCCTGTAAATAATATAAATTTAAAATCTTTTTAAAATGGAACTTGACTTACTCAGCAGCAGAATAAATTTAAATCACACCTGTTTAAAACTACAAGTTAGCATAGACGATATAAACAAGAAGCACCCGAATAGAACAGACTTAATAACTTCAATGGAGCAATCGTTACATGAAATTAAAAAAGCAATGTTAGTTTATCAAACCCTGGAAAAAGAATTTAGATCAACCAGACAAATAAACTTCGATCTGCAGCACATAAATTTAGAGTTGAAACAGGAAATACTAAACTTTAAAAGACAAATTGAATTAAACAATATGGAACTTTGAAAACACGAACTAAAAAATGTTTTAACTGTAAAGAAGAATTTACACCATTCAACACGCTGCAAAAGTTTTGTTTAAAAAACGAATGTATAAAAGAAATGATCCAGATACAAAAATTAAAGGAGTGGAATAAGAAAAAAAAGAAATTAGTTGAAGATTTAAAAACAGCAAACGACTATCTAAAAATTGCTCAGCAAGTGTTTAATAAATTTATTCGACAACGTGACACTGGACTAAATTGCATTAGCTGTAATAAACCGCCTAAAAAAGAAAATGCAGGGCATTATTATTCGCAGGGCGGACATTCAGCGGTTCGTTTCAATGAAGATAACGTTCACCTTCAGTGCGAAGCTTGCAACACTTATCTTAGCGGCAACCTGTTAAATTACCAGATAGGAATAAAAGAACGAATTGGATCCCAAAGATTAATGAATTTACAGGCAATCGCACATGAAACAAAGAAGTGGAGCAAAGACGAATTAAGGGACTTAATACAGGTATATAAACAGAAATTAAAGTAATTAAAATTAAATTGTTGATATCTTTTTAAATTTAATTTATATCTAACTATAAATAAAAACTATATTTGCATATATTAATTAACTATTTAAAACAAAAAACTATGAGAAAATTTGAAAAGTACACAGAAAATTTACAAATTGTACATGAAGCAGGAACGGACTTCATTAAAAGTTACAGCACGCTAGTTGCTAAAATTAATTACGACGAAAGAACTGCAGAAGTTGCGGAGTGGTATTCAACGACAACAACAAAGCATATTAATTACGCTTGTAAAAAATTAGGTTTAACAGTTATAAATTCTTTTAAATAAAAAAAATAAGGGGCGCGACTTATCAACGCGCATTTTAACTAACTTAAAAAATACACTATGAAAAAATTATTTAAATCACTTGCAGACTTCCAACAGGAGGTACCAGTAATTCACAAAGCAACACAAGGTTACGGCTATACTTACGCCGATCTTCCAAAAATTTTAGAGGTGATCAACCCACTACTAAAAAAACACGGTTTAGGGTTTACACAATTACTCAATTCAAAAGAAGGTCAAAACTATTTATCAACTATTTTATTTCACGTTGAAAGCGGTGAAAGCATGGAAAGTAATACATTGATCCCACAGGTAGAATTAAAGCAAATGAATTTATACCAATCTTTCGGGAGCGGTTGCACTTATTTCCGTCGTTACTGTTTGAGTTCGATTTTGGGCATTGTGACGGATAAAGACACAGACGCCGGCGGCGAACAGGTAAAACACGAACCTAAAAAATTAACGCTAACAAACGAGCGGTTTCAAAATGCAGTTGACGCAATTAGTAAGGGTGAATTTACTACTCAACAATTAATTGATCTTTATGCTTTGACACCTGCACAATTAAAAAGTATTAACCAATAAAACAAATATAAAATGTTTAACATGACTTCAGCACCAATGGCGAATAATAGTAACCAAGTGCAAAACCAAAAGGAGGTGAACAAAGTTTACCAGACCAGTAATTTATCAATCTTTAAAAACATTGACGGCAACAGGGTTCCGAATTTACAACACGTTAAAAGACTTGCAGAAAGTATAAATCTTTATGGAATGAAATGCAACCCTATTTTAGTTAACGAACAAATGCAAGTGATAGACGGCCAGCACCGATTAATGGCCGCTAAAGAATGTGGATCATCTGTTTATTATATAATAGTAAAAGGTTATACACTCTATGAGGTTCACACGTTAAATCTTAATCAAAAAAACTGGACTAAAAAGGATTTTATGGAAGGTTACGCAAATCTTAAAATTAAAGACTATATAATGATCAAAACTTTCTCAGAAAAAAATGATGATTTTGGATTGAATGATTGTATTGCTTTATGCTCAAATAATTCTGTTAACAGCGGAACCACGAACAACGGTAAAAAACCATTTGAAGAAGGAACTTGGAAATGTAAAAATTTAGAAGTTGCGCAGGAATGGGCTAATAAAATACGAATGATTAAGCCTTATTATTCTGGTTATAATAGATCAAATTTTATCGGATCTTTGACCGTTTTATTTAGAAATGAATTATTTGATTTTAACGAGTTCATGCACAAAATAAGACTCCAGCCAACAGCACTTGTTGATTGCGCTAATAGGGATCAATACAGAACATTAATCGAAGACATTTATAATTACAAGAGTAGAAACAAAATAAGTCTTAGATACTAATGAAAATACGTTGTTCAGCGTTGGGGCGGTTAATGACAGCCCCGCGCACTAAAACCGAGACATTAAGTAAGACAGCTAAAAGTTACATTCAAGAACTAATCTTGGAACACAAATACGGCATTAAAAAAGAGTTTAGTTCACGTTACACAGATAAGGGTTTACAATGTGAGGACGAAGCAATAAGTCTGGTAAATGACGTTTTGGGTTTAGGCTTTATTTTTAAGAATGAGGAACATTTTTCCAATGACTGGATAACTGGAACTCCAGACGTAAACACGAATGAAATATTACTTGATATAAAATGCAGTTACGAAGCGCACACGTTTCCATTCTTTGATGATGAAATACCAACGAAAGACTATTATTACCAATTACAGGGTTATATGTGGCTTACAGGAAAGACTGAAGCACTACTTTGTTATTGCTTGATAAACACACCAGCAGTAATTGTTGAAGACGAAGTTAGGAGAGAACATTGGAGACAATTTAAAATTGACGAAGACTTGGAATTACGAGAATTTATAGAAAAAAAGCATAACTTTGATCACTTACCAGACGCGACAAAAGTAAAAGTTTTTAAAATTGAAAGAGACGAAACTGTTATCTGGGAGATACAAAAAAAAGTTGAGGAAGGCAGAATTTATTTTAATCAATTAATCGAAACAATATGAAACAAATAGTATTAGGTTTAGTATTTATTGGGTTACTTTTACCTACTGTAATATTAATATGGAAATGGTTAATTGATGAATTTAAAAATAAATAATATGAAGGCGACACTAGAATTTAATTTACCAGAAGAAAAAGAAGAATATGAATTCGCAAACAACGGTATAAATTATTATTCCGCGTTGGTTGAGTTTGATCACTGGTTAAGGAGCGAATACAAATACAACGGTAACGAACCAATGTTTGAAGCAAGGGAAAAGCTTCAGCAATTTATTAATGATAATAACGTAAAAATATGAAAGAGAAAACTATTGCAATTATTATTTGGATAGCGATTTACGGTTTCGCTGCAGTTGGTATTTATAATTTATTTGACTGGTTGATATGACACCAAAAGAAAAAGCACTAGAATTAGTAGCGAAAATGGAAAAGGATTTCCAATATTTTGCAAGTAGAGAAATAGCAATACAACACGCATTAATAGCAGTTGATGAGATTATTTTAGAAATGAATAATGTTATGGTGCCGAATAAACATTATTGGAACGAAGTCAAACACGAAATAGAAAAACTATGAAAACACGAATTAAAAAACTATGGCAATACTTCACTTACATAAATAGAGAAGTTTTAAATTGTCAAGTATTCACAGGACGCGGAAAATTTTAAATTATGGATATACAAATACAAGATAAAAACGTCTTAAACGTAATGGCGCGATTTAAGGAACGTTCGGAAGCAGGAATGAAGAAATACCAAACCACGCTAGAAAGAACCGATTTAAGCACGTTAGAATGGCTACAACACGCACAGGAGGAGGCAATGGACTTTGTTCTATACTTGGAGCGATTAAAACACGAATACAAACAAAATAAATAAATAATATGAAAACACAAGAACAAATTGTAAGCGGTCAAGATACTACGTCTTTTTGGCGTTTATATTGGGAAACAACCTTGCCAAATTCAGTAACCGTTGAACAATGGTTAGAAGTACAAGAATACATTGATAGTAAAACATTAGAATTTATAACAGAAAAAAACAAATAAAAATGGAAACAAGAAACAACAGCGGTGCAATCTTTAAGAATGATAACAAGAAAGCAGAAAATCAACCAGACTACAAAGGTAAAGTTCTAGTAAACGGTAAAGACATGGAAGTTGCGTTATGGTTAAAGACTTCAGCAAAAGGGGTTAAATTTTTTAGTGTAAGTTTTAGCGAACCGTTCGTAAAGACTGAGCCACAAATAAAAAATAATGAGCCACAAATTAACGGAACACTAAAGCAAACAATTATTCACGAAAGCAATTTCGATAACGACGATTTACCATTTTAATTATGCTGATCCAAGACGAACAATTACGCATGGAAGTACAAAAACTTTTAGCGTTTAAAAAACGAAACCAGATTGTTAAGGAGATACAGGGGGAAGGGAGTAAATTTCATTTTTTTCAATTAACTAATTTCCTGGATCGCAAGGACGTTTCACTTTCAACGCTTAAAAAAATAGATCTTTACGTAAATAAATAACAGACTCAGCACAAAATTAATAAGCGCAGACTTGATTGTTTGCGCTTTTTTGCATTACAAACAAATTAATGTTAATAATTTAATTTCAGTATTGTTGAAAAATTAATCATACATTTGCTTTAAATCTAAACAATTAAAAATTGGAATGGTTAAGTAAAGTTGCGAAATATCATAACGATTGGGTTAAAATGGTAAACACCTTCGGCGAACATTTTTTTGCTGAGGATATTGTACAGGAAACTTATATTATGTTGATGAAGTGGAGCAGCGAAGAAAAACTATTTAAAGACGGAAGCATAAACAAGGGTTATATGTGGCTAGCATTAAAGAATACTTTTCTGCAGCACGTGAACAAAAAAAACAAAATCAAATTTATATCATTAGACGAAGCGCATAATTTACCAGATAAAAACTATACTGAAGAAAACGAAGCTTACAACGATCTTTTAAATAACGTAGATTTAGAATGTGATAGTTGGCACTGGTACGATAAAAAACTATTCGAGTTATACAAAAACACGGATAAGAGTTTACGACAAATAAGCGCAGAAACAAACATAAGCGTTACTAGTATTTTTAACACGGTAAAAGCTTGTAAAAAACGAATTAAAAACAGCGTAGGGGAAGACTACGAAGATTTTCTAAACCAAGATTACGAACTAATAAAAAAAACAAAATGAAAAAAGAAAGCAAAGGATTAGGCGACACGATCGCAAAGATTACAGAAGCAACAGGGATTGACAAAATTGTAAAATTTATTGCCGGTGAAGACTGCGGTTGCGAAGAAAGAAAAGAGAAGTTAAACAAACTATTTCCGTATGCAAAACCGTTGTGTTTAACTGAGGAAGAATTTAACACGCTTGACACTTATTTTAAGCAAAATACAGAAACTTTAACAGGTGAAGAGCAGACAGCTTTTATAAAGATAAACAACCGAGTATTAAACCAAAAATTAATCTTTACCACCTGTGCAAGTTGTTTACGTGATCTAGTAAATAAATTAAGAATTTTATATAACGAATATACACTAAACGAAACTGAAAATGCAAGTAACGAAGGCTAAAATAAACAGCGTAAAAACGAACCCAAAGAACCCACGTATAATAAAAGACGATAAGTTCCGTAAGTTAGTAAAATCAATACAGGAGTTCCCACAAATGTTGCAGCTTCGACCAATAGTTGTTGATGAAAATAATATAATACTAGGGGGAAACATGAGGCACAAAGCTTGTATTGAAGCAGGCCTAAAAGAAGTTTTTATTGTACAGGCGAAAGACTTAACTGAGGAACAAAAAGACGAATTCATAGTTAAAGACAACGTTGGGTTCGGAGAATGGGACTGGGATATTTTAGCGAATGAATGGGAGTCTGTAAAATTAGATAGTTGGGGAATGGACGTTTGGCAATTAAATTTAGATACTAATTTTGATGAGTCTGAAGACATTGTTACGAATAATGATAAGTATAAGAATACAGATGAGTTCGCTATGGATTACCTAAACAGCGACATGAAAAAATTCGAAATTTATGTTGATCAAAAAGACTTCGAAGAAGTCAGTAAAAAACTAAAAAAATTAAAAGATGAAAAAGCCTTCAAAAATAATAGTGAAGCGTTTGTTTATCTAATATTAAATTCGTAACAAATGGATATAATACACGTTACTAAATCGGAAGGAGATTTCAGCAAATTATTAAAAACGACTCCTAAAAAAAATGATTGCGAAAGGATAATAAAAAATGACACTATAATTTACGAAGACGGTGAAATAGTTATTATTTATAAAACAATACCGGCTGCAGACATTAACAGATTAAAAAAATTAGTAACCAGTGTAAAATATACGAAAAGCGCTCGAAGTAATGGAACACCAACACAAGCTGCAATTTTTGGATCATTGCCCAGAGTGCCGAACAGAAACAATTATTGCCGAGTTACAGCAGACACAAAAAACCAAAGGAAACACGCTAAAGACATTTTAGATTTCAGCCAAATAATAGACGGTATTTATAAAAACTTATTACCAGAGCAACACGAATTAAATTTGAAAATAGTAAATGAAAATGTTGACAGCAGCTATTTAATAAAAGATACTCCATTCACAACAATAAATTTTAACGTAAACCACGCTATAAAATACCATAAAGACACCGGGAATTTTAAAAATGTTTTCAGTAACGTTCTAATCATAAAAGAAGACGTTATTGGCGGGCATTTAATTTGCCCGGAATATAACTTAGGTTTTGAACAGGGAGACGGAGCACTAATTTTATTCGACGGCCAGAAAATAATTCACGGCGTTACACCAATTAAAAAAGTACATGAAAAAGGCTTCCGGGCTTCTTGTGTTTTTTATAGTCTAGCGACCATGAAAAATTGTTATCCATACGAACAGGAATTAGACAGGATAAAAACGATTAGAGATAATATTGAGTCACGTTGGAGAAGCGAACCAACTAAATTAACAGGTTATATTAAATACATGAAAAATAAAGAAAATGAATAAAACAATTTACATTCCAAAAAACAGTCAAGTCAAAGGAAAATTTGTAGTTAGAGAAGGTTCAAGCGACGTAAAAAGCATTGATGAAACTTGGATCAAAAAAGCATACCAAAAACCGAAATTACCGTTCACAATAAACAGCGGTGAAAAATGGTTAGACTTAGGCGCTAACATAGGGGCCTTTACTTGTTATGCAGCCTTAAAAGGTTGTTCAGTTAGAGCGTATGAACCGCAGAAGGATAATTGCGAATTGATCAACGAGAATTTACAGCTTAATAACGTACTATCAAAAGTAGAGATAATAAAAGCTGCAATCGTTCCATTGAGTCAAGACGGCAAGACATTAAATTTTTACGAAAGCACGAACCCTTCTTCTTATAGACGTCACACTCTTTACGGGAACTATTTAAACAGCAGCAACAAAAAAAATATAAAATTAACTACTGTAAAAGCTATAGGGTTTAATACATTAATAAAGGACGGTTATGATTGTGTAAAAATGAATATCGAAGGCGCTGAGATACCTATATTAAATGAACTGAATTCAAACTTAGGAATTAAAAAAATGGTTTTTGAATACTCCTTTGACATGGATAAAAAAATAAAAACTTATGTTGAAGTAATAGACAAATTAAATACCATGTTTAAAGTTGTTAAATCTTCAAGGACTATTCCGTTACACCTGGAAGAATTTCCATTTTACCCGCCTAATTCATATATTTTTTGCTCGAATGAGTAAAAGCACAACTTTTAAATAACGTAATGTTTAACAGCATAAAAACAGCAGAACAATGAGTGCAGAAGATATAAAAAAACACGAATTTAATAAAGGAGAAAGCGGCAACCCAAACGGACGGCCAAAGGGAAGAAAAAACCGCAGCACAATAGCGCGTCAATGGTTGGAAGTAAACCAGAGTTTAAAAAACCCTATAACAGGCGAGCAGGAAACAATGAGCCAAGAAGACTTAATGACTTTAGCGCTGATCAAAAAAGCACGTGACGGAGATGTTGCCGCTTATAAAGCGCTTATGGATAGCGGTTACGGCGCACCTGTTCAGCAGATAGAACAAACTAACATAGAACAACCATTATTCCCCGATGTTAATACGGACGACTGCAATAAATAAAATTGCAAAGTTAGACAAGCGAATAAAAATAATTCAAGGCGGAACTTCTGCAGGTAAAACTTTTGGAGTAATACCGTTATTAATAGACATAGCGACAAAGCACAGTAACACGGAAATTAGCGTAGTTGCTGAAAGTATTCCGCACTTAAGACGCGGGGCCGTGAAAGACTTCGTTAAAATAATGCGTTGGAGTAACAGGTTTTTTGAAGATAAGTTTAACAAATCATTATTGCGTTATGAGTTTTCTAACGGATCTTATATTGAGTTTTTTAGTGCAGATGACAGCAGCAAGTTAAGGGGTGCAAGGCGTGACATTCTTTATATAAACGAGTGCAACAACGTAAGCTTCGAAGCATACAACGAATTATCTATAAGGACTAAAAACAGAATATACTTAGACTTTAACCCGGCTAATGAATTTTGGGTGCATACCGAACTAAAAGACGAACCAGATACAGACTTTTTAATTTTGACGTACAGGGATAACGAAGCGTTAGATGAACGAATAGTAAAGGAAATAGAAAAGAACCGCTTAAAAGCAGCTACAAGCAGTTATTGGGCGAACTGGTGGCGCGTATATGGTGAAGGACTTGTTGGAATGTTAGAGGGCGTTATATTCACTAACTGGAAGCTGATTGACACAATACCAGATGAAGCGCGTTTACTTGGTTACGGGTTGGACTTTGGTTATTCGAATGATCCGACTTCTATAATAGAAGTTTACAATTATAACGGTTCCAGGATATTAAATGAAATATGTTACCAAACAAGTTTACTGAATAACGAAATAGCAAAGAAACTACAGAAACACGTAATAACATACGCAGACAGCAGCGAGCCAAAAAGCATTGAGGAAATACGTAGAACAGGCCAACAAATTAAAGGAGTGACTAAGGGCGCCGACTCAGTAAATTATGGTATTCAAATTATGCAGTCACAAAATTATCTGGTAACGTCACAAAGCACAAACTTAATTAAGGAATTAAGGGCGTATTGTTGGGACGCTGATAAGTCCGGTAAGACGCTAAACAAACCGCAGGGCAAAAACGATCACGCTATTGACGCGGTACGTTACCACGAAATGGAAACTTTAGGACTGAACAATACACATGGCCAATATTTTATTCGATGAACGATTTACAAATAATGATGAACGCAGTACAAGTTTACATATACGAAAAAAAAGGCGTAAGAGTCCGTATTTACTTGCGTGACATTCGAGATATTAATTTACTAAAAGAAGCTTACGATTACATACAAAAAAACCAGCATAACAAATAAGTAAAAATTTAATTATAACAATATGAAGTTTGAGTTAGACGTACCAACAAATTTAAATGAGATCACTTTAGGGCAATATCAAAAGTTCTTAGTGACTAAAGACGGAAGCAACGACGAAGAATTTATTGCTCAAAAAATGGTTGAAATTTTTTGCGGTATAGAATTAAAGGAAATTGCAAAGATGAAGTTTACAGATTTAAACGATTTAATTTTACACTTTACAAAAATATTCGACGTTAAACCGAAGTTTCAACCAACGTTCAAAATAGGTACACAAGAGTTCGGGTTTATAACCAGTCTGGAGGATATTTCATTCGGCGAATATGTTGATCTAGAAAACAATTTACTGAAGTGGGAAACTTATCATAAAGCAATGGCCGTAATGTACAGACCAATAACATTAAAATTTAAAAACCAATATAAGATTGCAGATTACGAACCGAACAAAGATATGCAAGACTTAATGAAGTTTGCGCCTGTAGATATTGCGATTAGTTCAAGTGTTTTTTTTTGGAATTTAGGAACAGACTTATTAGCAAGTTCTCTTTCTTATTTGGAGAACCAAGTTCAGAAGGATCCGAAAATGGCGGAGAATTTAACGAAACAGCTCAATTTAGCAAGCACTGGGGTTGGTATCAATCCATTTACGCACTTGCACAAGGAGACGTTACAAGATTTGAAGCAATTACCAAACATAAACTTATTGAATGTCTTACCTATCTTACGTTCGAAAAGCAGAAGCA